GAATAAAAAGCCCATCAGCTTTAGTTGAGGTTAAATACGATGGAGATAGGACTTTTTATGTAAAACAAAGAATGTATAAGCCTAGTGTTGAAATGGGTATGCCTATTTATGAATATCTAAAAACAAGACTAACTCCTCCAATTACGCCAGATAATATTGTTGTATGTGATTCTGCTAAAATGTCTATGGTAGAGGATTTAAAGTATGGTGATATTACTGCTGTAAGTGCTTTAAAAGGACAAGGAAGCAAATCTAGGATGATAAGTCAAGTTCAGTCTTTTAATATTGTCTATACTATAAATAGTAAAAAACTAGAAGAGGAGTATTATGAGTATTCATTCAAAAAGGATAGATACGGAATAGTTACAGATAAAATTGAAGAAAGAAATAACGACCATTTAATGGATGCTATACAATATGTGATTGACTATATGGTTAGGTATTTAGGAATTATATTTACTTAGTATGAAAAAACCATTTATGTACTTTTCGATTGGCTACTGTAACAAATGCTCTACAAATACTCAGTTTTCTATTTTTAGAACTGGGAGGGTCTGTAATAAATGCGGAGAACACACCCCAGATAAGCCAGTAAAATATAGTCGTATAAGGTGGTATTATGCGTTTTCCGCTATTTTATTAGCGTATATCATTGTTTGGGGGGTTTTCTTTTTTTTGTTATCATATATGTTTTAAATTTGTCATTTAACATTTTTTAGATTAGTTTTGACAAAATACGTATATGGGTTATTTTAATATAGACTGGAAATTTCCTTTTTTCACTAGAGACAAAGCTGGTGATACGTTTTATGACCTTATAACTTACGATGAGTGGTCAAAAAACTCAAGCAACTTATCATTAAGTTTATCCCACCCAATCCTTACTCCAGCCCTTTTATTTATAGCAAAACTATTCTCCCAAACACAAATAGATGTAATAAACTCATCTAACAAGAAGGTTTTTAATAATCACGAAGCTTATGCTTTGTTAAAAAAACCAAACTGGTCACAAACCCTCCCAGACTTACTAGAGAGTTTAATCTTCACAACAATAGCGAATGGAGTTGGTGTTATATACAAAAAAAGAACATACGGAAGAACGAAACCAAATTCTTTATATGTCTTAAACTATAATTTAATTGAATTTCCTGATTCTATAAAAAAAGGAAATTTACTCAACGCATCTAGAACAAACGAACTATTAAACACTGTTGTTGTTTATGACAAAGACAACGAAAACATAAAAATAAACTTAAAAGACCTGATATTTTTCTACGACTTACCAAATAACGTAGACCCAAAAAACCCATTTAATACTGCTAGTAGGATTGACGGAATGAAAAAAACTCTCTTTAATACACAAGATAGTATTATAGCGAAAAGCATTATTATAAGGTCTAATGGCAAAGAGCTAATTTCAGGAGCGAAAGACGGATTTCCATTAAAACCAGACGAAAAAGAAAAAATTGAAGAGCGATGGGCTAATAATTACGGATTAGCCAATACGAGAAAAAGAGGAATTATAACAAACGCATCATTAAAATGGCAATCACTACATTTAATTATGAGAGACTTAGGTCATGATGAGGGAATCAAAACGGATGCGTCTATAATTTTTACAGGACTACATCTTCCTAATGATGTTTATTCGATATCAGGCGAAAAATCAACTTACAAAAATGCCAATCAAAGTCTAGTTTCGTATATTCAAAACGATATGCAGTCTACGGCTAATAGTATTATGGCTAGTTTGTCAAATGGCTTATTGGAGGACGGATATGAGTTTAGGAGTAGTTTTTCTCACATGCCAGTAATGATTGAGTTTGAGAAAACAAAATATGAAGTTCAAAAAACACGAGGAGAGGCGTTAAGTATTCTTAGGTCGGCTGGTTTGCCAGATGAAATAGCATTAGAGCTTCTTGGATTTGAAAAAGGAATCAAGTTAAATGAACTAACTCAGCTTATTGGTCAACAAGGCGAAGAAAACAATTTAACTGAAGAGCAAGAAGAAAAAATAACAGAATTAGTTTCTCAACTAACACAATGAAAAAAGGCATAAAAAAAGTTAGTTATCAAACAGGAGTCAATATAGTTGGTCTTCCTATATACGTAACTCATATTATAGAAGTAAGAGGTAAAAAACACAAGCAATGGGAACAAAGAAGGAGATAATCAAAAACATAGAAGAAACATTGTCTAGACCAAATTTAGACCCTAGCCTAAAGAAATCATTAAAAAACAAACTTTCTGCGTTAAAAGAAGAAAGGACTATTATAAAAACAGGGTAAAGATGAAAATACCAACAGAACTTAAAGGGAATGAACTATTAAAGTTTCTTGTAGAAAATAAACAGGATATTATATATTCTAAAAAGTCTGCAATAAAGTTCTCTGACCCGATAGGATTAACAACAACTGTTCTAACCTCAACAATAGCTAATAAAGCAGAACAAAATGAGGATGGCTCTATAAAAGTTAGAGCGATAATTAATACAACAAATGTTGTAGACTCGCACAAAGATTTACATGTAAATGGTATATGGGATAAGTCTTTGAGTGAAAATAGAAACATAAAGTTTCTACAAGAACATCAAATGAAATTTGATAAAATTATAGCAGACAAAGAGGATTTGTCTGTTAAGGCAAGTAAACTTACGTGGAAGTCTTTAGGATTTGATATGGAAGGTTCTACTGAGGCTTTAGTTTTTGATGCTACAATAAAGGAAGAAAGAAACTCGTATATGTATAATCAATACAAAAATCTAAATGTAGATAATCATTCTGTTGGCATGCAATACGTTAAAATACTATTAGCTATTAATTCAGAAGAAGAGGACTATGAAGAGGAAAAGAAGGTATGGGATAAATACTATGAAAGAATAGCAAATAAAGAAGATTTAGCTAATGAAAAATACTTTTGGGTTGTTACAGAGGCTAAAGTTATTGAAGGTAGTGCTGTTGTTCTTGGGAGCAACAGGTTTACTCCAACATTAAATAATAAAAATAAAGATTTCACTTATAGTGAAAAAGATAAAGCTATTTTAAAATGGCTTGAAATAGAAGAATAACAGAGCCGAGCAATCACTCTGTAAAAAAAGAGAGCCGTATATTACACTCTCAATAAATTAATGTTTAATTATAGAATTTTCAAAATGGAAAAATTTACAGAAGCTTTGGAAGCTAAGTTTAAAGACTTAAACACCAAGTTTGAAGAAGCTCAAAACACCTTAGCTGAATTACAAGCGAAAGGTGCAACAAAAGAAGAGCTTAAAGCAATTTCTCTGGAAATTGAAAAAAGCGGAAATGCTATTGAGGCTTTTATAGAAGCCAACAAAAAGAAGCAAGTTGAAGGTGTGGTTGCTCAATTTAAGTCGTTCCTTACTGAAAAAGAAGGAGAGATTAAAGACCTATATCAAAAAGGGTCTGGTAGTATTGAGTTTATCCCTAAAGCAGTTGCAGATGTAACGACAGCTAGTGGGACTGAAGTAGGAACTCCAGATGTAAATTGGCATACAAATCTAGGGGGTTTTAACCTTAGAAATGATGATAGTTTACTTTCTTTAGCTACTATTAGCTCTACTGGGACGCAACTATATTCTTATACAGAAATGTTGCCGAAAGAAGGTGGTTATGCTTTTGTTGCTGAAGGAGCAGCTAAACCTCAAATTGACTTTAAATGGGAAAATAGGTTTGCAAACCCTGTTAAGGCTGCTGCTTATGAAATCCTAACAGAAGAGGCTGCTACGGATATTGTTCGTATGGAAGCAACAGCAAAAGACTATTTGCTTAAACAACACAATTTACATAAAGTAAATGCTGTTTATTTCGCAGATGGAACTGGCTCTAGCCCAACAGGTGCTACCGAATATGGTCGTGCTTTTGTTGCAGGAAGTATGGCGGATGTTTTCCCAGCAGGAACATCTAACTTTATGGATGTTGTTAATGCTTGTATTACTGATATTTACACAACTCAAGCTTTTACCGATCAGGGACATTATCAGCCAAATGTTGTTATGATAAATCCAGTTGACTTCTTTATTAACCTTGTAGGTGCTAAGGATGACAACGGACTTCCATTATACCCACAAGCTGGTCTCTTCAACGAAGTACGAATTGGTGGAGTTAGGATTGTACCATGGATTAAAATTCCAGCTGGTAAAATATTTGTAGCTGATATGTCAGTTTATAATGTTATAAACTACGTACCATTTAGCATTAGAATAGGTTGGATTAATGATCAGTTGATTACCAATAAATTCACGATGGTAGGTGAGTCTCGTTATTTTGCAT